AAAGCAATTCTTTCGCTGTTAAGCCTTATATGCCAATATTATATTGGGAGTAAGTTGATCTAAGTAGTTTCCAAATAAAATCATTTATAAGGAAACTATTATGAGAAAAACTATTCTCGCCGGCGCCATCTGCGTCATAACACTAACTGGTTGTGCATCTAACAACTACCAACAATACGCCCAAACCCAAGAAAATATTGCCCTAGCAAGAGCAGAAGCAGAAATTGCACGATACAAGGCATTAGAAGCTATTGCCAATAGTGGCGACACCACGGCTCGTGTAGCCGCTGTAATTGCATTACAGCAAGGCGCACCGGAAAACAACAGTCCTAAGCTACAGCAACCTACTAGCACAGGCGACACAGCTCTGCGGTGGGCTAGTGTAATTGTGCCCAGCCTTACTCAAATTTATGGTATTGGGAAAAGCACTGATCTTGCCATAGTCAACAGCAACAATAACAAAGACATTGCTATTAACACTAATCAGACCATGCTAGGATTTGGGAAACTTATAGTTGATCCTATTATCGGAACCGAAGAAAACGTTTTAGTCTATCCGCAATAAAGAAAAGCCCCCAAGGGGGCTTTTCACTATTTTGGGTTACAAGGTATAGCTACCCCGGACTTGCAGTTTCTTAGGCTGCTAGAGCAAATTTGCTGTCATTGGCAACAGTGTTACCGGTGAAGCTCATTGCTGTAAAGTCAAATGCATTATCGTTTGCATTTATAGATTTGCTTGATTTACGGTCATCGCCTACCGTGTTGCCGTCTCTATTATCTCACCCTGTCGAAACCATGTCAGGCCCATCAATAAAGTAGTCCATAAACTATACACCAAACTTCTAATCCTAGTCTGTATAAAATATACGTTCCTAGAAAAAATCCTGCTAATTTTATAGTTTGTGTAGTGTTCATAATCATCTCTATTGGTGGACCTGGCGGGAGTCGAACCCGCGTCCAGAATGCCTTCACTTTGAAGGAATTACAACAATTCTTTATTCATAAGGTTTCAAAAAATCGTCGTCTTTTGAATCCTCTTCAAATTTAGTCCAATCGTATGTTACTAACGCATGGATCCATACTACTAAACAGTATACAGCAAATGCTAAAATTAAAAGATTAAAAATCATAGTAGTATAATAAAAAGCACAGCCGCGACTATAAGAAAACCAACTAAGAATCTTGTTAAATCATCGTTCATATGTTATTTAACTATCTTTTTTAGACAATGTCAATAGCTTTGTGTTTAATACCATATTTTCTGTTACCAATTTAGTAATTGTTGCTAACAGTATTAGTTTATCTTCATCTGTAATAATGTCTTTGTCGAACTGTTCTAAGATACTAGTTCCGATCATTGTCATTGCTTGTTCTTTACCGTTGGTAAAGATTCCCCACTCAATTGGATCCCCTTCCTCGGCAGCAAAAGCAATGTCAATTAATTCGTTCAATGTTATTTTAGCCATCCAATCCTCTTATTATCTAATTTTCTTTGATCATGTTCTTCTGGTGTTGCTGGATATCTCCAGGCCCACACTGCAACTAAAAGCATGAATATTGCTGTGCTGATTATCCCTATAGGCTTAACCCCTCCCGTCCACATCAGCACTAAACTTAGACTCATCATGGCTAACATGAGATATCTTAGTTTAGTTGGGAACACACGCTTTTCTGTCCAGTTGGTTAAGAACGGACCAAAAATCTTATGATTGTAGATCCAACGATGCATACGTTCTGAGCCTTTGCTAAAACAATATGCAGAAAATACAATGAATGGTGAGTAAGGAATGCCGGGGGTTACCAAACCTATGTAGGCCATACCCAAACTTAAAAATCCTAAAATGTTCCAAAATAATTTTTTCATTATTGTGCCTGTAAATCAATTAGTCCTTGACCATATGTTGTATCATTAAGCAAAGTAAGAACCTGTTTTCTATTGTTGGATTTACTAAAACTTATATGTATCCACGGTAATCTAGTACCTGTAGTTTTATATTCTAATAAAAATTGATCAAAAGGGACTAAATTTTTTAAATCTTGAGCAATTATATAATAATCACCTTTAGTGACATTTCTAAATTGCAAATCCACCGCTTGTCCTGTAACATGTTGACTTTTTTGACTTGTTGATGCAGGTCTAAATGTATTTGTTATAAAAGCATTTGGGTATTTAGAAAAAATAGGTTCTAAAACATTGATTGCTAGTAATTTTAAATTACACACAGTTTCTGCTAATGATAATCTTAAATCACCAAGTTTAAGGGGATGATCAAAAATTATATTAGGAGCTCTAGTTAGTTTTCCAACAGTGAATCTTGGTGACAATTGAACAGCATCTAACACCGATCCCTGTAATGGAGGAAGACCGGGGGGTTCAACTATTAATTCAATTCCTTCGCAGGCAGTTGTTGGTGTCCCGGTAAATTTACTAGGAGCAGTATCTTTCTTTCCACTGGGTTTTGGGGAAGCAACATCTTGTTCTCGTTTGCTAATAGTACCATTTCTTACTAGCTCTTCGTACCTTCTTCGGCCAGCTCCTGGATCTTCAGGATCGAGGTCAAGATCGTCGGCAGTTACAACTTCTCTAATACTAGGAATATCTTGATCAACATCATCTCCAACAAAAACGTCCGAACTACCACCAATTCTAGTAGCACCACTTTCGTCTTTATTAGTTGTGTAGTTGACTCCAATTAAACGAACAAACACTGCATTGCTTCCGTTAGCGGTTACATCGTTGGCTTGTATATCGCCTTCTATGAATTCTCCAACTAAACTTGTATTAACAGATACTAAACGATCATTAGCATAAACAGTAGTGTTGCCATCGGTTTCGACAATCTCACCACCGGATGTGTTTTCATCCTTGAGTCTCTGTATTGCTTTTACCATATTATGCTAGAGCTATTCCTGTTGTTTGTTGCGTATATGCAGTAGCAAAATCTTTGTCAGTAGCTTCTAACACCACTACATTGGTCTTAAACAATTTAATTTCTTTTTCTGGATTAACTGTAAAAAGATAAGGCATCATGCCCACACCCTTTTGTGTCATACTAAGAACCATGGGCTTACTTAATTTGTAATAGAGGGCACCATCCTCAATTAATTTTGCTATTAACTCTTCACCAGTTGATAGTTTTAGAGTTACTACTTCACCTTCTGTTACGCCTTTATCAATTAACATTTTGTTCCTTTGCTAGATATGCTTTTAATTCTGTAAAACCACCAATTAACTTATCATCTAAGAAAATTTGTGGAACTGTTCTTGCATTAGGAACAGCTTCTAATAAATCTTCTTTGGTAAATCCATCGCCAATTTTCTTTTCTTCAAACTGAATGCCCTTTGCTGTGAGCAGTGCCTTAGCTTGATCACAGAATGGACAATGATACTTACTCCATACTACTGCTTTCATCTTTCTTCCTTAACTTGAATAAACAATGCTGTTGTTTTTATCAACAACTCTAACCATAACAGCACCTTTTTGTTTTTTTTGTAGAGCAGCAGAGATAGCTTGGGCTTCTGTTCCAAATGTTCCAAGAGTAGTCCACGATTCGTATGGACTCTTACTTTTAAACTGTGCTTTATACATATCTTTACTTAATTAAATTGCTGGAAGCTCTGCATAATTTAGAGCATCACTCATTACACCAATGACATAATTAGTTGATTCATTTTCTTGCAGAGCCGTTTGTTTTTTACTGGTGTCTGAATGTTTATTGAACCAAGGAATTGGTGTAGTTTTAGGAGCAACATCCCAATATTTAATACCAATATCTTTTAATGCTCCAACAGCAGTATAGTCTACAAAGTCTTTTAGAATGTTAGCATTCAATCCAATCACCGGACCTTTCTTAAACAGATAGTCAGCCCACCCTTTTTCTTCTGCAATAACATCTTTGTAAATTTGAATTACTTCTTCTTGACATTCTCGAGCTGCCTGGGCAAATCTTTGATCTTCTTTGACCACTTGATTGATTAACCAAGCAGTCCATCCTTTGTGTAGCAATTCGTCTTGTAGAATCAAACTGATGATGTTGCCGTTGCCGATAAAGATCTTATTCTCAACCATTGCTAGTGATGTAGCGAACGATACCATAAAGCGGAATGCTTCGAGAGCATAACTGGCATGTAGTGCTAGATAGATTGCTTTAATATGATCTTCTTTTTTGACATCCATACCTAGTTCAACTTGCATATTGATACGATGTAAAGATTCATAATAATTACCTACTGAACTAGCCATGTCGACAATTTCTTTGGTGTCATGGATTGTGTTGAATACATCCTTGGGCACATTGTAAATGTTACGAATAATGTGACTGTAACTGCGACTGTGGATGTTTGTTTCAAAGAATGTCCAGTTATAGACCAGTGCTTCTAGTTCTGGTAGACTTACGACCGGAGTAAAGATTTGACTTGGGCCGCGGCCTTGCAGACTGTCAAGAGCAGTTTGCCTAAGCAGGTTGCTAGTGAAGATATGTTTAACTGCATCGCTGGCTTCCTTAAAATCATTTGCATCTTTAGCTAGACTAATTTCTTCAGGAACCCAAAAGAAACCCCTAGCTGTTTTTTCAAAGTCTGAAATTTTATTATATTTGACTTCCTCAAACCTTTGAATAGTAACTGGTCCGGCTGGATCAAGGAACATTTTGCGATTAAGGTAGTCTGTTTTTGTGTTTAAATTATACTGTGCCGTACTCATAGTTTACATGCCTCGCAATCATCTTCTAATTCTTCATTATGGTAGCCATTATAATTAACGACTTCCTGAACTTTTTCTTCTTGTGCTTTACTACCTTGTTTGTTAATCAAACTATAATAGAAAGTTTTTAAACCCCACATGTGAGCTTGCATTAAGTTTTTAGCAATTAATGTAGTTGGAACTTTACGATCTATAAAATGTGCTGGATTGTAGAATGTATTGGTACTAATACTTTGATCTACATAGGCAGCTAACACTGCTGCTGTTTTTAGATATCCAGAACAGTCACGCTGTTCCCACATTAATTGATATTTGTTTTTTAATCTATGATACTCGGGAACTACCTGTGTAAATGATCCTGCCTTTGACTCTTTAGTAGAAATAAGGCTCATAGGTAATTCTATTCCATTAGTACTATTAATAACAACACTACTAGACTCAACTGGAGCAATAGCCATAAGAGTAGCATTTCGTACACCATGTTCTTTCATCTCCTTACGTAAAGGTTCCCAATCTAACTCTGGAGTAAAATCTGCTAGCTCGTTTGCACCATGAGCTCTGCGCTCCCAAGGAAACACACCCTTACCATACCAAGTTTTGTTACTGTCTAAACATTTGCCTCTTTCCTTAGCAAGATCCACTGTTGCTTCTGTAAGATAGAACGCTTGGTGTTCCATCCACGACTTAACTTCTTGTAGTGCATCCTTCTCACCGTATTTCAAACTACGTTTAGCATGCCAGTAGGCTAGATTAGTAACACCAATACCCAACGGTTGTATTTCTTGATTGCTTAACTCAGATTGTATACTTAGAAAATCTTGATAATCCAATATATTGCAAAGACTACGCTGCAATATACGGCAAGCACGACGCATGTCTTCAGGATTGCGGAAGGCACCCCAGTTAATGGACCCAAGGGTGCAAAGAGCAATTCTGCCCTCCGGATCGTCGAGTCTCTTAAATGGTTTCGTAGGTAATAGGATCTCACAGCAAAGGTTACTCTGATAAATGGTATGATACTCTGTATCAAACGGACCTTGATTCATTACATTGTCAATGAATACAAGATAGATACGTCCTGTGTCTGTGCGCTCTTTTAAAATGCCTCCTTTGAATACCTCTTCAGCACTCATTACTTTTTTACGGAGACTTTTTTGCTTTTCATATTTAACATATAATTCTTCAAAGCGTTCTGTATTGCTGTAGAAAGCTTCATATAAATCCGGTACTTCATTAGGATCAAAGAAGGTTATGTTTTCTCTGTTTTTAAATCTTCTCCAGAAGAAAGCACTAAGCACAACCCCATAATCCATATGACGGACTCTGGTTTCGTCTGTGCCTTGGTTGTTCTTAAGGACGATAAGATCATCAAACTGATGATGCCAAATAGGATAAAAAACTGTAGCACTAGCATTACGAATACCTCCTTGACTGCAACTGCGTAGGTCACCAAACCACTTCTTAAGGAAAGGGATCATGCCAGTGTGCATGATCTCGCCACCGCGAATTGGACTACCCAAAGGACGCAAACGTCCAATCTCTAAGCCAATGCCAGCACGTTTGCTGGCATACTTGGCCATCATCTCGCCACTAGCGAATATACTATCCAGGTCATCATCAGACCTAATGAGAACGCAAGAAGAAAATTGTTTCGTCGGAGTGCCAAGCCCAGCAAGGACAGGAGTAGCAAGAGTAAAAAGACCATCACTAGCAGCATTATAATATTCCTTTATGTAACGCATTCTGGCAGCATTTGGTTCTTCCTTATGAAATACTGTAGCTGCTGCAATCATATAACGAACTTGAGGAGTTTCGTATATTTCTTTTGTAGCACGATTACGCACTAGATATTTTTCAATTAGTTGTTCAATAGCAGCATAGGAATATTCTTCATCTTTAGAATGATCTAACATATCATTCATCTTATTCCAATCATCTTCTGAATACCATTCAAGAAGTTCCGAAGTATAAAGACCAACTTTAATATTTTTCTTTACGATTTCATAAAGATGGGGAACCTCATAAGATCCATATACGTCTTTACGAAGCATTGATAATCTTTGTTTTCCGGCAACATACTGATAATTGGTATGTCCTACATCAGGATTATGTTCTACGTCGATTAAATCTACAATCGCTCTAAGAGTAATATTATCAATCTCTTCAGTTGTAATACCATCATAAAAGTGTAACTGCGCTTTGATTTCTATCATTGATTGGCTAACATCAGCAATGCTCTTACATACCTTTGCCACCTGTGCCTGCCACTTTTCAATCATTAGTGGCTCTCTCTCCCCGTTTCTTTTAATAACTGTAATGTTCATCTTTCTTTATGCCTCAATATTATTTTTTATGATGAGCAGATATTTATGGCAGAGTGCTACCTTGCCATATTATCTGTGAATCTATTTGGGAAACTTCATGTATCTTTAAACTTCTTTTATATTCAAAATTTAAAACATCAGACCGCTCTACAACTACGAAAAATTTAGGATGTTTTTCATTGAGGAGCATAGACGTATGTATCTCGCAATAGGCATTCATAAACCGCTGTGTTAATTTCAGAGTATACAGCATTCCTAATGAAATTGCAAGATCATCGTATTTGCCTTCGAGAATTAAACGCCAAGGATCTGGCCATTCAGAAGGTTTTTGTGGATTTAGATAAGGATTAACAAATGGAGCTAAAGACCAAAATTCAGCAATATCCTGTAGCGGATTATTGCTTGTTTCTAACACATCTCTAAATTCTCTCCAAATTTTAATTCTATCGTCGCGATAGAGGTTAAACACCGTATGTTATGAAATAAGAAATAGTGCCAGTGGATTGATTGGCAATTGGATTTCTATACCATAACTGAATAGTATCAATCCCAGAATCTAAATTATTATCAAATACGTTTGTTCCAAATTCAAATCCTGTCATGACTGTTACCCCCGATGTAAAATTAAATTCGTCAGTTAACGATATAGTACTAGGACTGAGTCCATCAACTATTAGAGTTAATATACCTTTTCTAATACTTGTTCCTAAAGTTAATACATAATCAATTTTTATAAATTTATTAAACGCAGAAAATACTGCTAAAGTTCTTTGACCATCAGACAGTGCAATGTCAGTAACAACATTATTAATAATTGTAGTTTTTGAACTATTCTGAACTTCTGGCCATCCCGGTTTAGATGATGTATTTGATACTCCGGCTTCTTGTGTTCTATCAAAATAACAATCAATGACTGTGTTATTTTTTGTTTGAGAAAATGATATAACAGGTAAAGTTGGAGTAGCTGCATCATTCAATCCATTTGCACAAATTAAAAATTTACTATTTTGCACAGACATATTGTAACCGTTGGTTACATGTATGGCTTGATTGAAGATTAATTCAAACTGAGAATTTTGAATTGACCACTGATTGCTTTGATTGGCTTGCCCTTGTAAATAAATTCCTTTACCACATATATAAAAATTACAATTATTAAAATTTACACTGGTAGTTAGTACCGATGAAAATATTGCAGATACTGCAATATATCCTTTGGTAAA